CTCTCCGTGTACAATCATAAGTAAGGCTACCACTAACTCTGTCATCAATGCGCTCCGTTACCGTTTGCTCTTACTTTATCTTTTAAATTTTCAACATCAACTAAAAGCTTCTCAGTTTGTTTTTGTATAAACTGTATGTTTACTTTGTTGTGCATCATGTCCTCGATTCTCGTTTCTATCTGCTCGACACTTTTATAAAGATCTTCCAATAAAAAATGTTGCTCCTGATCTGTAGGAACTTGTTCAGATTTTTTAAGTAAATCATTTTCAAATAATTCTCTTGATGTTTCTAACGATACTAATCTCGCAGTCAGCTCCGTATAAGCGAACACGCCCATTGCAACGAGCACGATCAGGCTAGCTACTGTCTTCATCGGCATCTGTACTCTAGCCTCTTCTCCGATATCCAAAGGTTTGTTACTCATTTTCGTATGTTATGTCCGTACTGTGATCTTTTTCTTTTTTGTAAGTTCGTTTGCAAGTACACTTTTCGCAGGTGCACACACCATATTCATCTGCGTGAAGATCATTATCTTCACCGCAATGACAAGGATGAAAACATGTCTTGCAACTGGTCATTTAACTAGACCAAACCCACTTTATAAATTTTTTCCAGGGCCAGCAAATTATATTCCAAACCCATTTTAAAGTTTTTTTAATCATTTTTTTTCTCCTCTATTTCATAGAAGAACTTATCCGTATCTTCTGTACGCCAAGCTCCGCTATCTTCTACGTTCCATTCATTAGTTTGCACTTTCCAATCGGGAGTATTATCTTTTACAGTAAAAGAAGGTAGGTCCCATATACATCTATTATTTGGTTGTGCTGCAAAATTACCATCATCTAAGGCAATTATGTGAGCGCACTTATGTTCGTGCGGAATCTCTGAATGATCAGTATCTAACATATTAACATCTGGATGAGCCCAGTCAATAGTAAATAAATAACGACCGTGATGCTTTTTTTTATCTTTACCGAAGTAATAACCTGAAGCTGCAGTTAAAATAGACCAACTAGTGACAGTAGGATAGTAAGAAAAACAATTCCAAAGCTCCAATTCATCAAGTCTTCTTGTGGGCACTCCGGATGGTTCAAATCCCTTTTGAATAAACGCGCTAATTGGCAGGCGATAAAATATTGCACCGTTACCCATAAGAGCGTGGAATAGTATAGCACGGCCCCCCATACTAGTAATGCCAAAGATAATACACTCTTCAACTTCTCCATGATGTTTTTTAAGATCATATAAATACTCTTTTCTAATTTGTGCATAAACTGTTGGTATGTTTGCGTTTAGATAAGCCATAATTACTCCTCATTTTACATCGCCCCAAGTAGGACCTTTTTCATAATCAACTTTATTTTTGACAGAAAGTTTAACTGCATCTTGCATAATTGCAATGATTTTTTGAGCCTGATGCTCTGATTCAACAGATATATCAAGTTCATCGTGTACTTGTATATGCGGTGTAATACCTTCGTTATATAAATCTAGCATAGCTTGTTTGGTCATATCTGCCGCAGAACCCTGTATTAATTTATTTAAAGCTTTGTATGTATAGGCTCTTCTAATTCTATCTTCACCATATTTTCCCTTAGCTTCTTCATAAGTCATAGGTGCTCTCAACTCACCTGGAGCAAACCTTGCCTCTTCCCATTTATCAAATCTACATACTCTACCTGCAATTGTTTGAATCTCTCCGTCTCTTTGTGAGTCTCTCATTGTAGCATCCATCAAACCTTTTACAAAAGGTACACTGTCGTGATAATTATTAAAAAGTTTATCAGCATCTTCTTTGTTTTCTAAATCCAAAGACTGTTGAAGTTTTGCTTTACCCATTCCATAAAACAAACCTAAGTTAATAGTCTTAGCTTCTTTTCTTTTTATGTTTGCAAGTTTAGCTACCATTCCATGAAAGTCCATTTTGGGGTCTCTATTAAACTTAGAAACCATTTCAGTTACAGACTCAGAATTTTTTAAGATAGGGTGTTCTGCTGCATAGTGTAAAACTAATCTAGGTTCTTGTTGTGAGTAATCAAAACAACCCCAATCACAACCTTGCTCTGGTATAAATAGTCCACGAATTGCAGGACCTAATAAATTGTTTCTTGCAGGTATTTGTTGTAAGTTTGGATTAGAATATGAGAAACGTCCGGTTACAGTCCCACCTGCATCTGATCTTAACTGATTTATGTCAGCATGAATACGTCCATTGTGTTCATGTTTTAATATTGTATCTATAAATGTTGTATGCGCTTTGTTTAATTCTCTAGCTTCTGCAATGTTTTTTATTACTGGATTTTCATGATTTTCTAGTGTAGCTTTTGTAAATGATGGCATCTTACTTTTCGCAGTTTTGGAATAAGGTAGTCCAAGGTTGTCAAATACTTTGGCGATCGATCTTGCTGCCCATATTTGTACTTCTACTCCTGTTACTTGTTTCACTTTTGCAAGGCATAGCCCTTCTCTTTTCTCTAGCACATGTTTCAGTTGAATCGCTTTATCGACGTCTACTCGAACGCCCTTAAATTTCATATCTACCAACATAGGAAATAAACTTGTCTCCAAGTTAAATATCCTTTGTAAGTTTTGATCTCTTATCTGACCTGAAAATTTTTTAAATAATTGTAAAGTTAGTTCAGCATCTGCTTCAGCGTATGCTCCAACCATTGATGCAGGAAGTTTATACATTTCAGACTTTGCATCTATGCCAGCTTTGTCTGCTGCATCTTGTAAGGCTTTTTCATTCTTAACTTTACCTAACTCTATAAAAGATAATGAATTCAATGAGTAATACAATCTGTTTTCATCTAATACAGCTGCCATCATCATTGTATCTACAATGATTCCATTTATCTTTACACCATATGCTTTTAACCAACATACGTCATACATTGCATTATGAAATATTTTAGGACAAGGTAATGCACAAATACTTTTTACCCATTTCATTACAGATTCTTTTGCAAAAAAATTACCTTGCTCATGACCAAAAGAATAATATCCAGACCAACCATCTACTGCAACAGCTACTCCAATTATTTCTCCATCACCTCTTACAGAACCTGAGCCCATTTTCTTTAGGTTTGGATCTCTTGTCTCTAAGTCAATTGCTATGTATTTATAACTACTTAAATCTTTAAACTCGTCCGGTGAATTCCACATCTCTTCGTTAAATAAATTCTCCATAATCCCTTTCTAGAATCATTTCTAAATAATGTATTGCCTTTTTAATGTCGTAATGTTTTCCTTTCCTAGAATGCCTACAGATATATTTTATAGCGTTGCCTTCTGCAAAAAGCAACTTGTTTTGGTTTACAAACTCTGCTGGTTGAATCTTAAAGTCTTGATAATGATTCCCCTGAACTTGTTTATCTAATGATTTATATGACATACCCCGTACCCTCCTCTGATTGTAGTAAATAAAGTTTTTGTTTAGCTCTGGTAACTCCAACAAAAAATAATCTATGTTCATTGTCTGGTGACTTTTCAAACTCACCTTCAATAAAATTACTTTGATATTCATCCGCACCAAAATCTGTAAATAAAACTACGTTTTCACATTCTTTTCCCTTTGATCCATGTAAGGTCATTATCTTTATGTCAGCTTCTTTCATAAGATCATAATTGTTTTGTATTAAATGTTTCATGAAAACTTTTGTATCTTCATCAAAGTCAAGATGTTCCCAACTACCTTCAACAAGTAAACCATGATCTTTCTTTAGTTCTTCTAACGTCACAGAAAAAACAGAATCTAAAGTTTTACCACTAGAAAAACCTCTTTGTATATGACCTAGTTTTACTTTTAAAAAAGAATACATTACTTTGACATCTTTTGAATCAATACTTGCACCGTTATTTAATCTTTTCCAGGCGGTAAATGCTAACATAGAATTTTTATCTAAATATTTATCACCTGTAAATTCATATCTTAAACCTTTCATATACAAATGATCTCTTGCCTTTTCACAAAGTCTATTAGTTCTACCAAGTATCATCCACTTGCCTTTTGCAAAGTCTATATTTTCTAATGATGTTTCATAATTGACTTCACCCTCCTCGTCTCTCGCTTCCCAATTCTTTGTTCTACGTTCGTTGAGTCTATCTAATATATTTAAAGCCACTCGATGCACGCTTCTCGGTACTCGTCTCGACTTTACTTGTTCATCTATAGTTCCTTCTAGGTTTATAAATGTAGATGCATCTGCTCCTTGAAAACCGTAGATAGTTTGATCATCATCACCAGCAATGAAGGACCTATTACTTAGTTTCTCTAATTCAAAAAACATATCCCACTGTAGTGCATTCAAGTCTTGAGCTTCATCTAAAAATATAACGTCATAAAAACTATCTTTAGTTTTTATTTTATCCGTAAACAAACCTATCATGTCATAAAATTCTATGACTCCTGTGTCTTTTTTATATTGCGTTAGTGCACCATCTATTTTTTCTGCGATGTGTATGTCTGACCAACCCGCCATACCTTTTTGTATCGCAGCTTCGTTCAAAGATATTTTTTTATTTTTTGCATAGTCTCTTGTAGTTAGTATAGGGTCTTTAAATCTAGTTTTACCAGTGATTGAATCAATACTCATATCAGTATTTAATCTAGCTGCCATTGGCTCATAAAGTTTAAATTGATTCCATTGACTATTACCTCTTAATAATTTTGCACTTACATCTATATTT